AAGAGAAAGTGAAATAAATATACAGGAGAAATAAAAGGTACTAAAGATGGAGGATAAAAAAATATTAGAAGCTATCAAAAAGATAGTGTTATCCAATGGTAACAATGCGGAGGTCCGGAAGAAGCCGGATGGGTCATTGGTTGTCTATGAAGTAAAAAAGCATATTGTCACATCATGAATGGGCATGATGGAAGGACGATTGGAGTCGGTATTTTGGTGCCGGCTCCTTTTTGTTTGCAAAAGTCCAATAAAACGGTAGGAACCGGATTAAGTTTTCCGGTATCAATACAGCGGATTAGTGTAAAGGAAGCACACGAGTCTCCTTAGCTTGTAGTCGGGGTTCAACTCCCCGGTCCGCAATCCCTAGCTATGGAAAATAAATCAATCGGAAAGGAGGAAGAAAAAATGACTGTTTCACAGGCAATCCTTGTGCTGTTGTCCCAAAACGGGAAAATTGAAATTGACAAGGTTCATGCTTTGGACGGAGCCGATCAGAATGGATTATGTAAGAAGCCGGAAAGAGAAGTCAGGAACCTGATCAACGGTACATACGAGATCATGGAACAGTATGGCTTTATGGCAAAGCAGAAAGTTTTGGCAGGAACTGAAAAAATGGAAACGGATGCATGGCTGGAAGAGCTTATATACTGGGTGGATGATACATCTTATTGCGGCAGTTTTCCTGAACTCGGAAACGGCAGAAGGATCATCAGCATGGAAATGACAGGAACACCAAGTTCCATAGCAGCGGAAGATAATGAAATAACATATCAAATGTCATTATCTGTTACATATACAAGAGAAAGAGAGGATTTAATATGGAAAGATTAAAAAAACACAAAACAATACCTTTTTTAAACACTTCCGACACAGCGGAAGCAGCTTATGCAAGAATCGGGAGATCCACTGTTTTTGACCTGATTCTGAACGCAACCACAGAAACCAATGATTTTATCGAGGATGAGATGCCTACAGAGGATGTGAAGTATTACAGTCCGGAATTATCCCAGGAATTACAGTGCAACAAGGGTGATGAAGCTTTTGATTATCTGTATGAAATGTTCTTCGATCTGCCTACAGGGGAAGAAGTTAAGAAAAACATGCTTCTTGTGTTTGCAGGGAATGAAGGTACGGAAGAAGCACCTAAATACCGCGCATGGAATACACAGTCCACACTGATTCTGGATCATTTTGATTCTGTGGCAGAAAAAATCTATTTTAAGTTCAAGATCTTCAGCATTGAGAGGGGAACCTGTACAGTAACGGATAAAGTTCCCACATTTACAAAAACAGCTTAGGAGGAAAGAAAATGCAGTATACAGCAATTATTAACGGGCGTTCTTATGATCTGCCCAAAAGAACTCTCAGGATCGCAGAGGAAATGGAAAACATCATCAAAAATGACGGAATGAAGGGCGTAAAGCTTCGTAACAAATTTCAGGCGGTGTTGGATTTTATCAGAAAGATTCTGGGAGAAGAAAATACAAAAGAAATTTTGGGAACAGACAATCTGGACGAAATGGATATGTCGGAACTGACAATTGCATTCAGAACTGTTTTTGATGCATATAAAAAGCCTGTTAGTGATTACAATGCAGAGCAGGCAAGAATGTCATTTGACAGTCTGCCGGTAGACAAGATCTCCAAGCTTTCTGAAGCATCTGCCAGAATTGCCGGTATGGCAGCAGAAGCAGAGGTAAAGAAGAACTTATGATGGATCTGACAAAGGCGGCTTTACCTAATACCGTAGTGGTAGGCGGTAAAGCCTACTCCGTCTACACGGATTTCCGGCTTTGGATGAAGTTTGAAATAGCTCTGTCCCATATGAAAAGCGGAGACCATATTGAGGTGGGATATCTTTTTAAGAATGAGATGCCATTATTTTGTCCGTTGGAGGAACTGACGACCTTCAGCAGACCCAAAGACCCGCTTCCGAGAGTTATGGGAAGAAGCAATGTAATAGTGCTGGATTATGAGCTGGATGCGGATCTGATCTATGCGGCATTTCTGGGACAGTACGGAATCGATCTCTTAAAAGCGGACATGCACTGGCATCAGTTTTTAGCACTTATAAAAGGACTGGATGAGAGCACAAAGCTTCGTGAGGTTATGGGATACCGATGTTATGAAAGCAGAAATGATTCCAAAAAGAATCCTTATGAAGAACTAAAGACAATGTGGGAAATTGAACGGACTTCCCCGGAAGATGAGGCGGAGTTAATGGAATTTAGCAAAATATTTGAGAGGTAAGGATAAGGGTAGATGAAAATACGGTTAAGATATTAGCGGAACTGGGAAAAGAAATGTTGAATATAGCCGATCATGCAATGGAAGCATTTGCTGATTCAGCTACGGCAGTGGCAGAAGCAATGTGTGAGCTTGGCACAAGTGCCATTGAGTATAATGCTGCTATGGAGCAATATGAACTTTCCTTTGAAATCATGCTGGGAAGTGCCAAGGAAGCAGCAGAGGTCATGAATAACCTAAAAGAGATCAGTGCGGATACAACTTTTGGCGTTGAAGATCTGGCTTCGACAACTCAGCTTTTAATGAATTATGGATTTTCCGTGGAAGAGGCACAGGGAAGCCTGATGATGCTCGGGGATATTTCACAGGGTTCGGCGGATAAATTGAAATTGGTTGCAGAAGCATACGGACATATGTCATCAGCGGGAAAAGTACAGCTTGATGATATAGAACAGCTGATCAATGCAGGATTTAATCCGCTTCAGGAAATCTCTGACAGTACGGGAGAGTCTTTGAATTCTCTTTATGACCGGGTTTCAGAAGGCACTCTTACAGTGGATGAAATTACGGATTCCATGCAGAGAGCAACATCTGAAGGCGGCGCGTATTTTGAAGCCATGGAGAAACAGAGCCAGACTGTAAACGGGCAGTTTGAAATGTTAAAAGATAATTTCCAAATGCTGACAGGAGAAGTGTTTTCAGGTATGTCGGAAAGTATTGGCGAAGATCTGCTGCCTATGGCGCAGGGATGGGTGGACCAGCTTTCGGCGGCATTTGAAGAAGATGGAATTGTAGGTTTGGCAGGAGCCATAGGGAATGTATTGGCTGAAATTGCATTATTGGCAGCAGAATATGCACCTCAGATAGTTGATTTTGCAGTACAGGTAATCCAGGCGTTATTGGATGGTATACAGGAAAATCTACCGCAGATCATGACAGGTGTAGTGGTCATTATTGACGCGCTTATTATGGGATTTTTAGAGATCCTTCCCCAGCTGCTGGAGATAGGTGCAGAAGCTATTATATTGCTTAATACCGGATTGACAAAATCCTCACCAATGATCTTTGAGAAAATCTTACAGATCATAGGCAATATGATAAGTACATTTATTGAAAACTTGCCCATGTTTGCAGCTGCAGGACTTGAACTGATCAGCACTCTGGCAGGTTCTCTGATGACTTATCTGCCGGAAATTCTGGGAACAATACCGGCATTGTTGCTGGCAGTGTTAAATGTTTTCCTGGAAAAAGTTTCAATGTTTGTAAGTGTAGGATCTCAGATCGTAACATTCATAAAAGAGTCCATCGGAGGTGCCTGGGAGAATATAAAAAATTCAGCAGGCGGCTGGATCGAAGGATTGGTGCAAAGTTTTAAGGCGCAGCTTCCGGCTATGATAGGTATAGGAGGTTTTCTTGTACAGGGAATCATGAGTGGCATTTCATCCGGATGGGATTGGCTGATAAAGCAGATCAGCGGATTAGCGGATAAATTGATAACTACGGTAAAATCAATCTTAAAGATTAATTCCCCGTCCAAAGAATTTGCCTACATCGGCAGAATGTGTGTAGCCGGCTGGGAACAGGGGGCAGAAGATCTGTTTGCAACCGATAGCGTGACCCAAAATATCAAAGCAACATTAGGAAATATTCAGGCAAACTTAAGCGGCGGTGCAAACAGTACTCATGGCGGGTATACCCAGGTCATAAATGTGAACCGGGAAATCGCTACTCCTGACGAACTGGCAAGAGCCGTAAGGGTGGAGAGCCGATATGGATTGATGAGAGGAGTGGCATATGGATACTAAAGTAACAGTGAAATTTATCAGGGAGGATCAAAAGGAGTTTACCATAGACGGAAGTGACTGGAAGATACCTTCTGACGGACTTGAGGGATTCGGCACCTTTGAAAATGATATCAGCACCGTTGATAATGCAGTAGGAGACGGCGGTATCATCACTTCCAGCAGGATCGCCCAGAAGGACCGGACCATTATGGCAAAGTCCAGAAATCCCTATTTAAATGATGTTTTAAGGCGTTCGGCAATATCATTTTTTAATTCAAAATTTACATACAAAATATTTGTGACCTATATGGGAATAACCAGATGGTGTGAAGGAAAAATTTATAAATTTGATCTTCCCAACGGAAATGTACATAGGACCATGGATATGACGATAACTTTTTTATGCCCGGACCCCTATCTGAAAAGCTATGAGGATTTCGGAAAAAATATTGCTTCTGTAGTGGGAATGATAGCATTTCCCTATCTTTGCAGACAGGATCAGGGAATAACCGGCGGCAGATTTAATTTTGCAAAAAAAGTCGTATTGGAAAATGATGGTGATGTGGAAACATATTGTAAGGCTGTTTTCACGGCGAAAGGAAATGTAAAGAATCCAAAACTGATCATAAATGATGCATTTGTAAGAATCATTGATGAAATGACAGAGCAGGATGTGATCATCATTGATTTTGCCAGCAATCCTCCATCGGTGGAAAAGAATGGAGTTAATTTTATCGGTCATTGTGACCGGAAATCTTCATTTGATGAAATGATCCTGAAGGTGGGAGATACGGAAATTTCCTTTGATGCTGATGATGGGTCAAACTTGTTGGACGTTTCTATTTATTACAACAAATTATATGGTGTCATGTAGGAGGTAGAGGAAGGAAATCATTTAATGTAATAGCTTTGGATGCGGATTTTAATATTATTTCCCTGCTTCGTTACACCAATCTGCAATGGAACAGAAAATATTATGAAACGGGCACTTTTTCGGTACAGATACCTTTAGAGCAGTACTCTTCTGAGATCAGGCATATTTATACAAAAGACAGACCGGAGCTTGGAGTTGTGACACAGATAAATTATGTAAACCAAAGAGGATATCGAAATGTTCAGTTAAGCGGATATTTTCTGGAAAAGGAACTGGGCAGACGGATGGTATATCCCTATGCCCAGATCACCAATATTCAAAACGCGCCTTCATGGATTGTTCAAAAGGGCAGGGCGGAAACGGTGGCTTTTGCATTTTTTAACGGATTTAAGGATTTGAGTTATACAGATCCGCATACTCCCAATGATCCGCCTTTTCACAGTTATCTGGGAATTGTACCGGGAACTGACCATAGAAGGGGAAATGAAACGGAACAGACCAGGAAGGGGGAGGCATTGGATAAAAAGATTTATAGTATATTAAAACCTTCCGGAATGTCATATCGGATCAGTTATGATTTTGATAAAAATGAGAAAGTGTTCCAGGTATGGAGCGGGCTGGACAGACGGCAGGAACAGAGCATCAATAACCCGATTGTTTTTTCGACGAAATACGGAAATATTAAAAATCCCAATATCGTGATCAGTGATACGGATTATAAAAATGCTGTTATTGAATGTGCGGATTTTCGGGATGCTTCCGGAGAAGATGTCACTCAGGTCATGGCTTTTACAGCCTTTGACAGAATGGCGGAACTGAACGATTATTTTCTTTTTAAAAGTTCCGGAATAAACAGAAAAAATTATGACGAGAGTGCATTTCAGGAGGCTCTCCAAAATGAAGCTTTTCTTCAATTGGAAGATTTTAAAAAGAGTTTTAATGTGGAATTTGATGCTATGGAAGGAAGTTATCGCTATATGACGGATTTTGATCTGGGTGATAATGTGAGCATTGAAATTCCTGAAGTTGATGTATCCGGTGAAGCAAGGCTGATCGGATGCTATGAAGTAATTAAACAAGGAGAATGGTCTCTGACATTGGAATTCGGAGAACCAATCATAAAATAAAAGGAGGACAAATAAAGGATAGGATTTCCATTTAATTCACATGTAACTTATGAAAGTGACGGGACACCAGTATATGACAGGGCAGTTTCATCAGCACCGCTCAGGACACTGATCGGGAAACTGGTAACGGACGGGGTTTTACCAAACCCTTCGAGCAATCTGCAGGTATCCGCAGGTACAGGTATGAACGTGATCGTTTCACCGGGATTTGCGATTGTAAACGGCTGCCTGAAACTGGAAGAGGCACAGAGAACCCTTGCCATCCAGGCATCAAGTGCGACATATGACCGTATTGATACGGTAGTCATGCGGTTAGATGATAATGATGATGCAAGGAATTGTGATCTCTATGTATTGGAGGGAACGCCGGCATTAAGTCCCGTAAGACCGGAACTGACACGTTCAGGCTCTGTTTGGGAGATCGGGCTTGCAGATGTCTTTGTGGCAAAAAATACAACAACAGTTTCCAATCAGCGGATCACGGACACCAGATATGAAACTTCCAGATGTGGAGTGATCTCTTCCATCAGTCAGTTTGATACCACAACTTTATATCAGCAGGTACAGTCTGATCTGGCAGAATTTAAAGATTCGGAGCAGGCAGAGTTTATGGAATGGTTTGCAAATCTGCAAAGCCAGTTAGATGAAAATACTGCAACAAATCTGCAGAATCAGATCGGGGTATTGGAGCAATTGAAAACACAGGTCAAGACAAGCCTGGTAAATGCTTTAAATTGGACTGTTGATAGAATTGGCGATGTCAGTGAAAAAATTGGTGGTACAGATATTTCAAAAATTGGTGATGGTACGGTAACGGGAGCGATTTCGGAATTAAACAGCAATTTGAGTTCAATTTTTAATAAAGTTTATCCGGTGGGAAGTATCTATATGAGTGTATCACCGGTAAATCCGTCTTCACTTTTCGGGGGAACCTGGGTTGCATGGGGAACCGGAAGGGTGCCGGTAGGTATAAACACCGCAGATGCTGATTTTAAAACAGTAGAAAAAACCGGTGGTGCAAAAATAAACACCCATAATCATTTTACAGGGACTGGATTTGATGGTAGTGCTATGTATATAACATCAACTAAAGATTTACCAACTAGCCGCACCACCACTACTACTACCGTGGGCACCGTAGTGCCTTCAATACATCCACAATCAACATTGTTAAGGCAAGATAGTACCTATACCCAATCTATAAGTGTAATACAGCCATACATTACCTGTTATATGTGGAAAAGGACAGCATAATTTA